TTTTGTGGTGTTGTGGGTTTCCCCCACGACCGGTGGCGTAGCCACCCAATCACCCACAGCAACACCCCGTTGGCAACGGGTAAAACCACTCAACGCAAGACGAACGACAGCAAGTGGCCCTCTTAAGTTTCCCGCCAACACCCAACAACGGAGACCTCTACCCGACTTCGCCGTTACCCGGTCAGTCGCAGTACCGCTACGAAAGTGCCACTCAAACCTGGAGACTTGAGGGGGCGGCAACGACGGTGACCCCTGGTTGCTACGGTGACTCCCTCAATGTGCCCGCAATCTGCGTAGATGCTCAAGGGCGAATCACGTCCGCTGTCGATGTCCCGATTGCCTCGAGTGCTGGTGGCACCGTCACCGATATTACTGCAGGGACAGGACTAACAGGCGGCACAATCACAACTTCCGGAACCATCGCCCTCGACACAGCGTACACAGATACCCTTTACTTGCCTCTCACCGGGGGCACAATGACTGGGGATATTGCCTTCAGCGGCACTCAGACATTCCCTGCACAGGACCTGCAAGAAGTTACTGATGCCGGGGCAACCACAACGAACGTCATTGATGTGGCGGGGTTGGTGTCAGCAGGACTCAACTACCCCTCAGTAGACGGTGCCACCGGGCAAGTCATTGACACGGATGGTGCAGGCAACCTCGGTTGGGCAACCGTTGCAACAGTCGTCGCAGCACCTACAAACTCGAGTGACCCTGGCAACGACAACCAAATTGCGTTCGACACCTCTGGCAATTTTTACTTCTTCCAGGGTCTGCAGTGGTGGAAGGTTGCCGGTGTGACCTTCTAAGATTCGCTGCGCGAATCAGAAGTCTAGCGACAGGGTTTCTGGGTCCTCTGCCTTGAACGACCCGTACAACTCCTCGGGAGTTTTGTACCCCTCGCTGCCCTTGCTGCGGTTGGCACTGGCGCACACAAGAGCGAAGCGAGCGAACGCAAGATGATATGCCTCCCACTCAACCCACAGTTGCTTGTCTTTGAAGTGCTTGCCGGTTGGCGGTCCTTGCAGGGCGATATCCGCATACGTCAACTTCTTGAGGGCAACGAAGCGATCTGCCAACTCCGAGAATGACGTGCCGATGTGATCAACGTCCGTGCGCATGCCGGGACGGATGTACTTGCCGGTGATGGTGCAGACGCACGGCAGTTGCACTGCGTCGCGGAATGACTTGAGTTGGAAGTGGACTGCGTTACGCATCGCACTCTTGACGGCATTGTAGTGCTTCTCCTCGACAGTTGCTGTCGTCGCGATCTTCTTGACCGGGTACAACGCATCAACGAGTTTGCTCTTTGAGATCGGTTGCTTCGTGCCACCTCTCTCAAGTGACAGCATCTTCACCTTGCGACCACCGGCAATGTCAACGTTGCGCAGATACACGACAACGTCAGGGTCGCGAGCGAGTTTCTCCCATGTTTCAGTCAGTCTGCATGAGCGAAGAACGAACTCGGCAGGTTCGCCAATCAGTTTGCTGTTCGCGCGATGGTTGCTGATGATGCGACCGAGTTTGGCGGTGTAGTCCTTTTTCGTCAGGTCGAATGTGTCTTTGCCGATTGCCATAGTTGGTTAGTTTCTCTGCGTCGATTTTACCCACTTGACTTCTAGACGTTGTCCAGTTTCCGTAACCCTGTGTTGCGCAGCGAACACTCTTCAGTGGCGTGATGAACATGATGATGAAGATGCTCGGTGATTACCCGTTACACCAAGGTTTGAAACCACCGTCTGAACGCATGCTTTACCTTGACGACCCCCGACCTATGCTCAAGTCAGCAATGAGGTGCGGCAATGTGAGTTCAGTCATACGACGCAGAGACGACCTGCGTCTGTTGGAGGGAACTCTGGTGGAGGTTTCGGGCAGAGTCAAGGAGTACCGCCGCCATGAGAAGCGCCGCGACCTTGACACTGTGCTCCTTGTGAACCTCATCGTGACACCGACACCTTTAGGCGAAAGCTGTTTTGTTGGGCACATGTGGTTCTTACGGCGCCAGTTCAAGAAGATCGGTCGAGTACCTGGGCAAGGCGAGCGTATCAGGTTCTTTGGGCTTGTTTATAGCTACCGCCGTCTCGGCGGCAAAAGCATAGACAGGGGTATCTTCAACACCACCGATTACGGAGTAAAACCCATTGGCTACGAAAAACCGTTATGAAACACTACTACGTTTACTACTCTTATGAACCCTGGGGAAGAGGTTACATAGGTAAGAGAGAGTGCTCTTGTTTACCGGAAGAAGACGTCAACTACTTCGGCTCTTTCAGAGATAAAACTTTCAAACCAAGCGAAAAAATCATCCTAGAAGTATTTAGCACTCGGGAGGAAGCTTTATCAGCTGAAGTCCGTCTACACTACTTCTACAAAGTGGATACAAATCCTCACTTTGCAAATATAGCTCGTCAAACCTCCGTGGGTTTCTCAGGTGGTTCTGGATTCCTTGGTAAGAGTCACAAACCTGAAACAATCGAAGAGTACAAAAAAGAAAGAAAAGGAAAACCTAAGTCTGAGGCCCACAAAGAGTCCATACGAAAGGCTAGTTTGCTACCGGAAGTCAGAAAGAAAAAATCAATGGCCCAAAAAGGAAAACCAAAATCAGAAGAGCACCGTAAAAAAATCAGTGAAGCCATTGCTAAGTTAGGCTCAGAGGTTCAAAATAGGCCGGAAGTGGCTCAGAAAAAACGAGAAAAAATGTCATCCCCTGAGAACAAAGAGAAGTCCAGGCTAAAGGGAAAGGAATTGGCCGAGTTTAACAAAAAGAACAAGTTCATATGCGAGGTCACCGGGTTTATTGGCAACGCCGGCAATGTGGCCAAACATCAGAAAAGTTTGGGCATCGACCCTAAGCATAGGGTTCGCTATGAAGATCGAAATTAACAACCACTTCGCTGCCGACGGCAAGGAGTTCTACTATTGGACTCTCTACGATGGTCCCGACGGCATAGATGAAGTCAAAGGGTTTGCCACCGACCTGATTGAAGTCTTCTCGAAGATCATCGAGTGGCGAGAGCGCATCGGCGCCGACTACGCACAAAAACCAAACACAACTGACAATGAAACCGACAACTGAAGCACTGAAAGAGTACAAAACCAGTGCAAGCGAGTGGGCAGCGCAACGACTCGCTGACGAGAGCACGGTCATCGTGGACGTTGAGACCACAGGACTCTTGAGCAAGGACCCTGAGACTGAGGTCGTTCAGGTCTCTATCATCAACGTTCATGCGCGACCACTGATCTCGATGCTGATCAAACCCGCCCAACCCATGGGTGCCGAAGTCATTGAGATCCACAAGATCACCAACGAGCAGGTGCAGCACCAACCAACCTTCCCCCAGGTTGCGAAGTTTCTGTCCTTCATCCTCGACGGCAAGCACCTCGTGGCATACAACGCAGACTTCGACGTGAAACTCCTGTGGCACCTCTTCAAGAAGTACAAGCAAGACTTGCCGAAGATCTCCGGTTCTTCGTGCTGCATGGATCGCTATGCCGAGTGGTGTGGCGACTGGAACGAGAAGAAAGACGGGTTCAGGTGGCAGAAGTTGCCTCAACTCTCTGGGATGCCTTCGCACGATGCCTTCGCCGACTGCGTGTCCACTCTCAAGGTGATGCAGATGATGGCAGCGAACGTTGACACGCAGAGTCTCTCTGCCGATGAAATCTCACTCGACTTCTGATTTACCGTGGACTACCCCCGCTATAATACCTCTGCAACCCTAGTTGGAACAATGTTTGAGTTCGGACGCTACACCCTCTCGTACCAACCCCCTGAGGGGGCAGTAGAGGCAGCAGTCGACATGTCTATTTCGTCGGAGGCGGATATTCCGCAGATGCTGCGGTTCTTTGAGAGTTTCCTGCAAGCAGCAGGTTATGTGATTGAGGGCAAGGAACTGACCCTGGAGCGCAGAGCGCCCGACTTCCCTGACGACCTGCCCGTGGAACGTCTCTCAAAGAAAAACTTCTGGGCAAATGTAAATGAAAAACACTAACCCCTGGTTCATCGAGGGTTCGTCCCGTGCTCGAATGGTCTGGGTAACCCCAGATGCCGAAGAGCATATCGCTTATATAGCGAGGGTCTCAAACCCACGCAACCAAGAGAACGATAAGTTTGAGGGACTCCTTAAGTACTGCATCAAACATGGCCACGTCAGTGTCTTTGAGCAGGCATCGATGTGCGTCGAGGTCATCACTCCTCTGGCAATCGCAACGCAGATGTTGCGGCACCGTTCATTCTGCTTCCAACAGTTTTCACTTCGATACGCAAGCAATGAGGAACTGAAGGATATGCTGGGCGAGTTCGGTTCGCTCTATTATTTGCCGGAAGACGCACGAGTCCAGGATCACAAGAACCGTCAGAACAGCATCATCGCTGACGACCCGTCACTGACGGACACCATGCAGAATACAATGCTGTCTGCATACAATATTGCCGACCTGTGCTACAATGATCTCCTTAAACGTGACGTCGCGAAAGAAGTCGCCCGTTTTGTTCTACCTCAGGGTGGATACACTCGTATGTATGTCTCTGGTAGTGTTCGTAGCTGGATGCATTACCTCCACGTTCGTGATGAAGAAGGTGTTGTGCAGTGGGAACATGTCGAACTCGCCCGCGCCATCCGCCCAATCTTTGCCGAACAGTTCCCCACGGTAAACAAGGCATACTTCCAGCGAGACCCCGACCCTCGCGACGCAGAAATCGCTGAGTTGCAGGCAGAGGTCGCGGTGCTGAAAGCAACTCTGCGGGGGAGAATGTGAAACGACTTCCTGTTTTCACAGACTGGCTGTACGAGTTTGACGCACCGTACAAAGTGCTGAAACTCGCGTTGCAAATCGCTCAAGAGGCAACGTACCACAGCGCACCCAAGAATCACACTTCGTATCCGGAGCAGTTCTTCGGTGACGACTTTGACCCTGTTCGTGAGTGGGTTGACTCCTGCTTGCAACTAGTCAAACTGGACTTGCGCATGGAGTGCGAGTTCCTGAAGTCGAGTGTGTGCTGGACGACCCTGACGCACAAGGGGGAGTGGCACCATGCTCACAAGCACGGGTTTTCATTCGCTAGCGGAGTGCTATACTTAAACGAGTCAGGTGCTGAAACCTGGCTCAGTCGTGAGAGTGTCTGGAACCCTGAGTTGACGACCCTTAACCTTCAGGACCCTGAGAC